GCTGACCGGCTGGTATCATGAAGGCTACAATTGCCGGATCGAGAACGGTGGACTCGCCACCCGCAAAGGCTCGATCTGTCCAGGGTTTTGTAACTACATTTCCTACGGGCAGATCTACGGAGTCGGCATTTACTCAGATCCCAACGGTCAGGAATACCTGGCAATCGCGACTAGCCAAGGCGTCTGGTTCACCTATGACGGTGGGCAAGCGCAGATGGTGCCGATGGCAAACAAGATCAATTATCCGGTCGAGTTTTCTCAAGCCTTCAACAATTTCTATATGTGGCGCGGGCCGAGCATGACGCCGCTGATGTGGCAAGGCGACTTCAGTGTCTACTGGCTAGAGTTGCCCAATCCCTCGGCTGGTACGCCGCCGGATACGACTCGCGTCCCAATGCCGAATGCGTCGACTGCTGAGGTATCCGGAAACCGGATCCTGACTCCGCATGACCGTGACTCGGTCGCTATCGGCGATATCGGTGAGTCCTATTACGAATGGGCCGTAAACGACTTCAGGGTTAACCAGGGAGAGGCCGACGTCCTGGTCCGGCTTTTGCCGTGGGTGCAGACCACCGTGATGTGTTTCAAGCAGCACTCGATCTATCAGCTAGCCAATGTTACGGGCGATCTATCCGGCATGATGCTCCAGAAGCTTCCCGGCAGCATCGGCCTGGCTGCGCTTAAAGCCGTAGTGACCGTCAGCGGTGACATCTACTTTTTGGATTACGGTGGCGTTTATCAGATCAGCCAGGTGTTCGAAGGTTCGCCGCAAGCCCAGGCTCTGCCGATCAGCGACAACATCAAACCCCTTATCGATTCCATTAATTGGACGAGTGCTGCCGGGATCCGCGCCGAGTATCGCCGGGAACGAGTTTATTTTGCGGTGCCGCTGGAGAACGCCACCCGTAATAGCGTGCTCTTGGTCTACAACATTATGACCAAAGCCTGGGAATCAATCGATACCTTCGATGATCCGGACTTCCGGATCGATGACCTGGTTAAAACCAATTATGTCGGTCAAAGGCGCCTCTTCGCTATCGATCGCAAGCAAGGCAAGGTGCTGATGCTCGAGCAGGGAAAAACAGACCTGATGGGCAATAACGCCACGTTTGAAAAACAGATCAAGTTCGGTGTGATGACCAGAGGCTACGCTGGAGTCGGTCCGCGCAATACCTTCCCACGGGTAGGAATGGATATCGCAAGCTGGAATCCATCTTTCACGGTTGACGCATACGTTGACGGTTCAGGCGCGAAGAACTTGGTCACCGACAGGACAAAAAACCGCACCGAGTACTGGACCTGGGGAAAGAAGAACTGGAACCAGGAGAACCTGGGTAACGATCACGGGAGCGCGAGGCGCAAAGATTACTCAGTCCAATTGCCGATCATGCTAGGTAGTAACGGAGTCCAGATCGAGCGGCAGCAGGAATATACCGAGCGTTTCAGCGTCGACATGCTGGGGAGGTACTGCCAGTTCAGGGTTCAGTGCTCAACCGGCGCAATCGGTATCCGGTCCGTAATTCTGGAGGACTTCGAGGATCAGCGCGAACCAAGGACGCACATCTAATATGGCCAATCTCGACGTTATCCCCAGTTACCAGTTCCAAGAGAACGAGATTATCACTGCCGATAAGCTCAACCTGATGGCAACGCCGGTTGTGAACCTGGCTCTGGAAACGCCGGTCAACGATCAGAACTATTGGCGGAACGGGAATTTCTATTCCGGCTTTTGGACCAATCCGGCAGGAGTGTCTTGCCCGGTCGGTGTGGAAACCATTAACGCCGATTACTGGAGCGTTAATCCAAAGGGTGCTGCCGTTAACTCCCTGCGCTCGACTGATGTACCGGACCTATACTCGCTCTTTAGTCTCCAGGTTGTCGGCGCGGCCAACGTAACCGATGTCAGCGTTGGTCAGTCGATCAGCGGCGATCTGTCGGCGACTTTGCGCAGACCGTGCACGATGAGCGGCTTTATCGAGAACAATTCGGGCGGGAACGTTTCGCCTGTATTCGAGATCTGGACTGCGGACACATTCAACGGTTTCAATACCGTTACCCTGCAACAAACGGCCAATCTCCAGACGTGTCCGACTGGTGCCTGGACTTTTGTCAGCGTAACCGAGGATCTGACAAATATCCCAAATGCCGCTAACGGATTGCTTTTGAAGATCCGCCTCCCGAGTGGAGCGCTTTCCTCCAGCTCTCGGACGATGAATTTCAGCCGGTTGAAGTTCCAGATTGGTGAGATTGCAACTGAGTTTGCTGATGACACAAGCCTCTTTATCGAGACTCCCAGCGTGGACTCAACCATGCTCCAAGACGGGTGCCTGGCTAGGAGCAGCCTCTATGTCACTAATCCTGGAGTAATCCCAAAGGGTGCCTTCGCGCCAGGTGTAATACAGAGCGCCGATATCGGTGCCGCCCAGGTCATGGCGGTAAATCTCGATCCCGGTACTCCCGGTGACCCAACCGCTACGCCACCCGTGCCGGAACGAGATAGCGCGGTAGTCGGATGTCTGGGATACAGTCCGGTTAACAAAGCCGGTGATACCGGTCTGGGAAAACTCGAGCACGATGTCGATACTCTTTGGAATTCGAGTGCACCAACAGCCGGTGGCGTTGTGATTGCTGAGTCAAGCGCGAACGCAACCAACGCGAACTACGCGCCGACAATCGGCTTTAATCGGCCTGGCTCAAACAGTCGCGCGATTGGGCTGGCTACTACCGGCAGATTCAACGTAATCGATGGCGCCGGAACTGCCGGATACCTGTTGGATAGTGTTTTCAAGGTCGATACCAATTCATATCAGGACGGCTCGATCACGCTCCAGAAGCTGGCTCAGAGCCTGATCAGTATCGTTATCCCAGCGGGCATGGTCCGCATGTACGCCGGTCCCAGTCCACCCGCTGGCTGGTTGATCTGCGACGGGACTGCGTATGCCCAAAGCTCCTTCCCAGGTCTCTACGCCGCGATCGGCACCTACTGGGGAAGTGGGAGCGGTGCGCAGCAATTCAATGTGCCGGATTTCAGAGGCCGCGCTCCAATTGGCTACGTGAACGCGGCAGTTGGCGGAATAACAGGAAGAGCGTTTGCCAGTCGAGGCGGAGAAGAAAGTCATGTGCTCAGTCCTGGTGAAGTCGCAAATCACACTCACCCAATTACGGACCAGCAGCATGTTCACGCAGCCAGTGATAGCGGCCATACCCATACGGACGCTGGGCATACCCATACAGTCCCAATCAGTACGTTTAATGGTCTTTTCCAAGGTGGCGGCAACGCAAACTTTGTCACAAACAACAATACGACAAGCAGTGTCGGACGCGCTGCTATTCAAACCGGGTTTGCCAATATCACAACCGACTATCGATACACCGGCATTAACACAACGCAGGGTATGGCCGGTACTCCCGGAAACGGCGCACACAACACGATGATGCCGTTTTCGGTTTTGTATTTCATCATTAAAACGTGACTATCGGTGAACAAGCCAAGGCATGGTACGAAGAGCATGAGAGCGAACAAGGATTCTGCGCTGCTCTTATTCGCTCTTTTTTGTTTGGCGTTGTTATCAAACGTTCAGACTTTGTTCTATTGGCAGAAGAAGTCTTTACCGACGGGAAGCGAATCCTGGGAATTGGTCCAGACTGTCCCGCGAACTGCTGGTGGATTCACTACCTGGGTGCTCCGAAAGGCACGACTACTCCCTTGGATTGGCAAACAGAAGCGCCTTACCCGCTACCGTACTTCGCTTTCAAACATCGAAAGAAGTTTAAGATCTATGCCTGGGACCGAGGGACAAAGGATATAGGCAAGAATATGTACGTCTTAGAAAGGCAGGGATAGCCATATCGGCGGAGCACCGTCAGTCTCAGCACCTCCTCCTCCCAACGCTGGGGAACAACTTAGTTCGGCAATCCAAGCTTATGTTGGGAATGCCGGACAGCTTTACTCAGAGGAGGCGCAGTATCAGCCTCAGTACAATGCGCTCGAGCGGCAAATGGAGCAGCAGAACATCAATGCCTATGCCCAGCAGTACTTTGGACTCATGCCGCAAGCCCAGGCTGCGCAAAACCGTGTCCAACAGCAGGCTACCGCCGGTCAATTACAAAATCTCCAGGCAACCGGCGTACCGGCCACTCAAGCCTTGATGGCATCCAGTCCGCAGTTTGGGCAATTGTCCGGTATGGCCACCGGATTACAGGGCGCCGGGATCGATCCAACGCTAGCTGGACTCCAACAGAACGTTATG